CACCTTCTCGGAGAACAGCATCATCATCTCTCTCTGATCCATGAAACGCTTCCGCGTGTCCATTTCACCCTTCACGTACCAGCGGTAGTCACCATTACCGATGTTGATCCATCCGATGTTCGTAGCCTGAGAACCGTTGACGTGGTACGTCTCCTTCGTGATGAGGAAGGGGTTGGTTCTCTTGGTCACGTCCGTCTCGTAGAACTTGTTCGGCTGCTTGGTTCCCTGAGCGTGGATGTTACCAATTATGATGAACGTATCCGTAGCAGCGATTGCAGTCGTGGTGGTAGCTCCGTCAAGACGCTTAACAGTGACGGAAGGACCAGCGCCAGCCGAGGTAGCGACGTCGGCATCAGCCGTAACAGCGGTAACAACGTAACGGAATCCGTTGGAGTCCATGATCACGTCGTTGAGTCTGCACGGGATACCACCGTTGTCGAAGTAGTCACCACCAGTAGCATTGACTTCAGTAACCGTCAGGGCACCGTCATCAGCAAGCGTTCCAGTGAACTTCCTGTGGAGACGACCCTCCTCCCAGTATTGGACTTCGTCCTGAACACCAGAAGAGCGGGTAGCACCCGTCAGTTCAAGGAAACCAGTGATACCCTGGTCACCATAGGTTTTAATCAGCAAGTCCCTGTTGTCGGGCTTTGCGTACTTCATCAACTCCCCAAGGGAGATGTATTTATCTGGCGCCGACTTCAGAAGGTTGTTGACGTCAGTATGGTTTTGATTGGCAGTAGCCATAGCTTATATGTTTTGTTGTTTTTGTTGTTAAAAAGACCAGGTCGAGTCACCACCAAGAGCTTCTCTAAGCTGCTTGGAAAGATTGTCTTCCTGTTGTTGCCCACCTTGATTCGGAGAAGGTATTCCGACGTTAGCTGCCTGATTCACAATGCCTCTCTGACCGTCACTCATGCCCTGCTTATATACAGCTTGGACAATCTGTTCCATGTTGTCAATTACGGCCCTGTGAACATTCAGCTTGTCGTAGTCCCAACTACCATCCCTTTGGACGTAGGGATCAAAGAACTCGTCAAGTCGAGCGTTCTTATCAATGAGTTCATCTCGGTAGTCGTCACTGAGTCCGAATGTGAAGCTATATCCGTTACCGAGATCAAACTCGACTCCGTCTAGAGCGTCAGTTTCAGCCTCCATGGCATCGTACCAATCCTCATCGAAAAAGTCCTCAAGATCTTCATACTCTTCGTACTCAGGGGCGGCGTACCTCTCTCGAAGTTCGTTAATACCATCCCTAGCATTCTGAGCATCAATCTTAAGCTGCAGCTGCGAAACTTTCACCTCCTCTTCTGAGTGCAGATCGGGATCGAGCTTGTATTTGTTATTCATCAAAGTGATAACCTCATCCTGAGACAGGTTGGGGTAGTCACTAGACAGCTGTACTTGTATTGCAGTAACGTCATCCATTTCGGAAGGGTTAAGCTGCTGATAAATGAACCAGTCTTGAGGGTCTCGCCCCGTCTCTTCGACGAAGTTTACGATAGCCTCAACACGTTCGTCAAGCTCTGTTTGCTGCTGCTCTACTTCCAAGAGTTGATCCAAAGACTCCACCTCGTAACCAAGCCTTTCGCTCAAGTAATCAAGGACCGCGCCTTCGACCTCTTCCTGGTCGTATTCTTCTATATATTCACTCTGAGTTTCCTCCGTTGAGGTCTCATAATCAAGATTCGCATCCTCGACCATTTCGGTCTCGAATTGCTCCTCCATCGGTTGTTCCTCAGCCTGTTGAGCTGAAAGAACTTCACTTTCGTCTGCAAACGACCAGTTGCTCAGGTCTTCCCCTTGCGGCTGCTCGTTAGGATTAATTTCTTCTGACATAAATTAAATTTTCCACAAATGTAAACACAAATTACTTACGGTATTTTACCGTCTTTTTCTTCTTCCACCTACTAACTCTACCCTTCTCGCGCTTTTCTTTTCTCCCCACAGCCTTTTCTGCTGGAGTAAGTTCTGAAGCCGTCGTGGGGGTGTCTTTACTAATTCTTTTAGTAGGCCTAAAACTTCTGTCACCTTTGGAGTAATCCTTGTCTCCAGACAGGGTTCTCCACTCCTCCTTAAACCACCTTCTCAAGGCGGCTCCTTTTTCAGTTTTTCTTACCGCCACTCCCCCAGTTTTTAGCACCAACTTTCCTGCACTTGGCAAGCGCACCAGAGGCGTAAGCCGAAGGCCACACCTTATACCGAGACTTCACCTTGCTATAGCAAGCGTCTTTTACGGCCCCTCCTTTCTTATACTTCTTTACGGGCTTCATACTTCGTCAGCTGGTATCCACCCCGCTGCGTCAGCTTCGGCTTCAGTAAGCTGCTCAGAAGAAGAAGGGATGAGAGCAGCAAACGGTACGGTGCCGCCCCTGTTAGCGTCTATGTACGCCACCAGCTGATCCTTCTCCGCCTGTGGCACTTCTGGCATAAGGGCGATAAGGTTAGTTAGGTCCACGTCGTTGTGGACAGGAATCTGTTCTGTTGTTTCACCTATGATTGCCACCTGGTCGGTGGTGGGGTGGGTGATCGTGCCGTAATAGAACCTAGTTACGTCACTACCAGACTTCACTGAGTCGGGACGTACAAGGCTCCACACTTCGGCGTTAATTGCTTCGGCGCGTTCTGCGGAAGTCATGCCCGTTACGGGCTCTACGGGGAGATATACTGTTGCCATTATTGGTGAATGCTAAAGTACGAGTTTATATTGTTTTCTATTGAAGACTGATCGCCTGTGTAATCGGAGTCCCAAAGTATATATTCTTGGAAGTGATAATTAGAAATATCACCAACTCTTCTGTTTGTTAAGTATGTAGGTGTGTAAGTGGTAACGGTACTCGTTGTTGTTCCTGACTCTTGAGCGTTATTGCTTGAAACAAAAATTTCCAAGTTTGTTGCGTCTGCTGATATAAACTTGGAAACCTGACAATCTTGAGCTGGGTTAGTTACGCTATTACCATTAGCCGTACTAAAGGTAAAGTTGCCACCGCCTATAACGGAAAATGAATCGTTGCCAATATCATTTCTAAGGTATGGGAGAGGTAAAGAACTCCAGGCATAAGTGCCTCCAATTTTGTTAGCTTTTACAGCAAATACAGACTGAATTGTATACGGTTGCGTTACAGAAACACCAGACAACGTAAATCCTACTCCAGAAGTGTTAATAGATTCGTTGTCTATAGCTGGCTTTCCGTTTATTTCGTTAATAGAGCTCCCGTCATATATCTGAGGCTGAAGGCTCTGTGTGGTCATCACTGCGTGATTCCCGTTAGTGCTTTGGTCCATCCACTGCACCACCCTTCCGTTTGCTACCCCGCAAAAGTCTATTATGGCTTGAGTGTCGAGATCTCCGTTACTGTCAAATCCAATATTGATCTCCGCATTATCAGAATCACGCCTGATGCGCATAGCGATAACCGCCTTGTCTGAAAGCCGCCTAACGGAATAGGCTGCAGCAGCCCCAGAGTAGTCTGCTAGGAGTCCAGTGGTAGGAGCTTCAGTAGGCTGATGTATTAGGTACTCTGAGTTAATGTTAGACTCGATGCTGGCGATGTTGCCCGCGCTGCGCTGGTTGCTTGACCACACAACAATTTCTTGTACAGTATGGGCAGCAGGGCTATTGTTTGAGCCGCCCGCAAGAATTTGCATTGATGTTCCAGCAGTGTAGCTCGTAGCAGTAGCGCTAACTGTTTCACTTTGATTGATACGCCCAACAATGTTGCCACTACCAGCAGCGTCATAAACTGCTGTGTACAATGCTTGCGCCGCTGGAGCTGTTCCAACATCCGCATAACTGCCACCAAAAATCCTGAAAGTCCTACCTGAAAAATATACAGCAGGCTTCAGGATTCCACTAACGCTACCCAAGATGTATTGCGTGCTTTCATTGTTGTGCGTGAATACACTTGTTGCAGTGAAACCGTCACTAATACTATAAGACCCTGAAAAATATCCAGTTCCATTAGGGTATAAAGCAGGCTTCCCGTTCTCAGTTATTACCGCCGTGCCGTTGTAAATCTGCGGCTGATTGCCTGCCGTGCTTTGCGTAGCGTGGTTACCGTTAGTACTTTGATCCATCCACTCCACTACGTACCCGTTCGCTGTAGTGCAGAAATCAGATATGGCGGTAGTGTCTAAGCTGCCGTCAGCGTTAAAACCTATATTGATCTCCGCATTATCAGAGTCTCGCCTGATACGCATGGCGACAACCGCCTTGTCTGAAAGGCGTCTCACAGAATATGCAGCAGCAGCACCAGAGTAGTCTGCCAAGAGGCCAGATTCTGGAGTGGTGGTAGGCTGGTATATTAGGTACTCAGAATTGATGTTGTCTTCTATTGCAGTTCGGTTGGTGCTTTGGTCAGAAGCCCACACCAAAACTTCGTGAATCGTTCCGCTGAAAAGTGGTGCGCCAGATGAACCCGCGCCGAGCTTTAAAGTGCTGTCTGTAGTGTTTAGCGTTCTACTTGATGCCGCTCCAGCCGTTGCCGCCGACCCGTCTATAAACATGCTCGAATCGGTCACATTGGTTCCGCTCCACAAGGCCGTAGTTAGAAGGTGTTGAGTGTTGGCCGTTGTCCCGCTGAAACTTTGGTAACCACTTCCAACACGAATCCACGGTTCAAAGGTATGTTGCCACGCTTCACCCGCACCACCGCCGCCGTAGCTCATTACAGTGCTTTCCGTATTTCCGCTGATGTTGTCACATTCTGCAACTATGAAATTGGTTCGGTCTCCCGTGCCGCTAATCCCAATATTAGCAGAGCTGAACATACTGCTATTATTTGTAGCCAAGAATGACAATCCTGGATTTCCGTTTATAGTAATGACCGACGTGCTGTTATAAATGAGAGGCTGAAACGATGCCGTGCTTTGCGTGACATGGTTTGCGTTAGATGACTGATCATACCAGGTGACCACCCGACCGACTGTACCGTTACAGAACGTAGCCAGTGTAGCCAGATCGAGCTCACCGTTGCTGTCAAAGCCAATGTCTGACTCTTGGTTACCACCTTCCTCTCGAACCCTGATGGCAGGACCAGAGTACGAAGCAGACAGCTTTCTCAAAGAATATGCTGCCGCAGCCCCACCATAGTCATCTATAAGGAACCCAGACAGCCCATCGCCTCCGCCAACTAGGATCGCGTAGTTTGATCCATTAAGTCCGAGTCCGCTTCCAATCATGAGTGACTAGCTATTTTGAATTGTGCTTTTGCGACAGCCCCAGGGTGCGGCTTGTAGTCCCCCTCCATCAAGTAGTACCTACCAGATTCTTCCATCCAGTGATACCCTTTCGGTGGGTCTATACCAACCTTTTTGTTGAGCACCTTAAGCTTACCGCCTTTCTGGTACTTAACAGCCTTCATGCCATATATGCGATGACTGCCCCAGCACCCAGCGTTATACTATTCCAGCTACCATACACGGTGACTCCAGTAGGGATCGATTGAGTGGCCATGTTAGGGAATCTGTCCGTGTCTGAGGATGCGGTGGTCATGGTTGTGCTGTCAGCAAGTACCGTGACAGCCACGAAATTGTACCCATCGGTAGGGGTTGTGGCGTCAGTGGTGGTTATGACCTTGTACCCGTGCTGCCCAAAGGCTGTAAGGTTCGTATTCTTCATGTTACTTTGTTTTTAGCCAATAAGAGCTTGATTTCTTGTATGTCCTGTAAGAGCGTCTTGACGTCCTTTTTAAAGTCGCTATTGTCGTTCTCCAAACCTTCTACCCTAGCCACGAGGCGGGCATAATCCATTTGATGTTTTATCCAGACCCCAACAAGCGATCCAGCAACAAGCAAAAATTCAAAATGTGTTATGTTCTCAGGCATCAGCAGTTCCATTTCCTCAGTGCAAGCGCCTTACGTGTCGGCTTGCCATTGGGCTTTCTCATAGGCCCTTTGACACCGCTCATTCTGGCGCAGAAGCTTTTTCTCCTCTTGGCTGCTTTGCTACCTTTCTTCAGCTTGGAAGGCTTGGTAGTGACTGCCATTTTAAGATTACTCCCCGTTTCTCTGTTGTATTTATCAACACCAGCCTGAGTCAAACCACCCTTGGGGTCTTTGTGCTTCCCCATTTTCAGTGAGACTCTTCCTCCTTTTTTGTAGGATTTACAGGCTTTCATGTTACAAATATAAACTACAATATAATTGGGTTTTTTGTTACATCAAAGCTCGATCCAGTCTGGTGATGGGTCTATGAATATAGTGCTGCTACCCAATCCATAACCTATAACCCTTACAAAGTCTCCAGTGCCGCTTGGTGCGGTAGAGGTTAGAACACCTTCTGCAGAAGCGCTTATGTAAAGAATGTCTCCTGCACTAAATGAAGACCAAAGGTTGGAGGTGTATATACCATAAATCAGAAGGCCATCAGATGTAGGACTCGTTCCAAGAGCAATACCGAACAGACCTCTTGTATCTGTTTCAGTATTTGCGTCAGTAGGCTCCCATCCAGTAGAAGCATACACGTAAGTTTTTCCAGTTTGAAGTGTTCCGCTACCAAACTTCACAATAGTACCCTCGTAACCCTGACTGTAAGACGATCCTTCAGTCTTGAAGTCAAGCTGCTGACCAATTAGATGGTTGTTTTCTATAGTCGGCTTGTTGGTTAGGTCGTTGTAATCATTAGACGTAGCAACCGCACCGAGAGTGGTAGGTGTGGCGACCCCGCTTGCGTTACCCACCCAGGCCTGACCGTTAGGTATGTTCGGGACATCGTTGGTTCTCCCAACACCAGTAACCTTGATGGTTCCGTTGGTGTCGTGAGCCTGCATCACTATACCCAGGTTTTGAATCAGGCCTGTACCCGTTGGCTTAGTAGCGGTAACGCCACCTGCAACAGTATCGCTGACATAGACCACGTCACCCTCAGAGAACGACGCTGTAGGGAGCGCAATGCCATTTGCCTTTCCATTAACCACGGCTAGGCCTTCAGCTCCGATTGCGATGTCATCATACAGCACCCCAATTGCGGGCATAGTAGAAGCCGAGTTTGCTTGAGCAAGACTGACTTGAGCAACGTTAGAGTTTTGGGCCGCACTGATGTAAACCACATCTCCTCTCGACATTGCAGAAGCAGTGTTATTATACACTCTTACATAAGAGTGATCTAGGTACACATTTACCCACTCCGAACTGGCAATATCGTATTCTAGAATCTGCTTGTCTGCAACCCCTGTTATTGAAACGTCAGACAGGCCTCCGATCGGACCTGTAGCTCCTGTTGGGCCTGTAGGCCCTTCAAGACCAAAAGAGGGGTCTATGGTTACTGACACAGGTCCAGTAGGTATAGTCGAAACACCCCCGTCATGACCCAAAGAAACATTGTCTAAGGCCAAAAAGTTACCCGTGTACGAAGCCCCGCTAAAGCTATAGACTACCCTTCCAGAGTTTGTTGATATGCTTACAGAACCCTTTCTGATGTTTGATATCAGGGTTGCTATGTCTGATATACTTCCAGTTACTGCGTCTGTTGCACCGTAGTCAAGACTTAGAGTCTCGCTTATGTATATATCCGTTACCTGGTTTGGAGTAGATGAATTCGCAAGGATCTCACCGTCGTTCAGGCTGGTCGGAACAGATCCAGTAACCCCGAAAGACAGCATGTTTGTAGAGACTATTCCTTCGAGGAGTAGGTTTGGAGTAACACAAATTAAGGCCTCTACTTCACCTGTACCACCGCCACCATCAAGGTTTAGGGTGTTGTCAGAAGGACCAGAAATAAGCAAGCATCCACTAATAACGACAACCTGAGACGAATTGTCTGCTATAAGAGTAGAATAAGTGAATGTGGCTATTTCTGACGCCCCAAGAGAGTCAAAAACCTCATAGCTTACAACACCTCCAGTGTTAAGATTGGAAACCCCTTGCAAGAACTGAAGTTCTTCACTGGTGAAAGTGTTATACGGGAACGCTATGGTCTCTATTACATTTGGGTTTACAGCGCTTAAGTTAGAAGGTGTCCCCCCGTAAAAGTTGAACTTATTCTCTACCCCGTAGGTTCCGTTCTTAATATCAAAACACAAAGTCCCCGACGGAGTTGGTCCGTCAGGACCTGTGGGTCCAGTAGCTCCAGTGCAGCAGGGGCCTGTGGGGCCTGTGGGGCCTGTGGGGCCAACGCCTCCAGTAGCGTCAGGATCGTCACAACATAGGTAGTAACAAATTACAAAGTTCGTTCCTAGGTTTTGAGGCCAAGCGTGAGTGCTATCTGTGCCACCTATGTATGTTGTAGGAACTTGATATACGTCAACACCATCTTGGGTTTGAAGCGTGTTTGAAGGAAGAGGTCCGTTTATAGTATCTGCATCAATAGAGAACCACTCCACCCCGTAACTACCGTCAGCCCAAACCCCAGAAATAGATATGTTTATGGAAAATCCAGTCGGAAGTCCATTTACAGCAAGCTGTAACATATCGTTTGTTATGCCTCCAGACCCTATTAGCAGGTAATCAGTATCTATTACATCATAAGTATTTGGCCCCCAGAACCAGTTGTTTTGGAAAGGCTCGTATCCAGCAACAGGATATCCAAGGTTGTTAAGTTGACTCCTAAGGAAGTAGTACTGCTCACAAATGCCCCCAAACCCTCCACCTGGAGGCCCAGTAGCGCCAGGGTTTCCGCCTCCATAACCTCCGTCTGGACCGCCGCCATTTGATCCACCACCTATAGCAGGCGTAATACAAATTTTGTAGTAAGAGTCACAATCAGCAGATGCCGTTGCGCCAGGCATAGATGTTGTTGATCCGCCCTCAATAGGTCCAACAAAGTAAAGGTTCGGGAATTTAAAAAATCCACCTGCATCACCAGTTGCCCCAGCTGTAGTGGTGTAACTCGCGCCAGAGTATACCCATGCCCATCCGTCACCATTGCAGTCTACAGCGGTTATATATCCAGCACCCCCACCGATGGTGATAATCTCTACTATTTCAGCCGTAGAGTCTTCTTCCGTAGCTGACCCAGGATCTGGGTAAAAGTTTTGGTAGTGAATCCCGTTTAGGGCTATTACAGAAACGTCATCAGGACCAAAGGGTGTAGTCGTTCCCTCAAGACCAACTATACCAAAAGCAGCAGCTCCGTCTCCTGCTATAGCGGTCCATATATCCTCTAAATCTTCCGCTGTAGACTTGTAAAAGAAGCACTCTTGACCTGGAAGCGAACCTGCGGGTCCAGTAGCTCCAGCGGGTCCAGTTGATCCTGCAGGCCCCGTAGGTCCGCCTGGAGTCCCTGGAGGGCCCTGCGGTCCAGTGGGACCTTGAGGTCCTGTCGGACCTGTGCCACCAGACACAAGCGGAGCTATACACACTCTTACTACATCCTGAGAAAACCCAGGGAATGAAGAGTTTGCGTCATTAGCAACGAGGTCTCCAAAAGTGTATGTGTAGTTACCGTCGTCAGCATTCAAAGTAGAGGTGATGCTCGTGGACACAAACGCCATATACCCACCCCCTTCTTGAATAACTTTGATGTATGCAGACCCGACAGCAAGAACAGAATCGAGTATTAGGCTATTATCTACAGAAGTGGTGTTAGTGAAGCTAGTCTGACCTCTCTGGTGCAGATATATATAGCTTGCGTCACCAAAGGAGCTACCTATTACTTCTCCCTCCCCAGTATTTTGATCGTCTCCATTTACTATAAGTGGGGTCAGGTTTATATCGTAAAAAGTGCAGACCTCACCAACATAGCTTCCTGTCGGTCCAGTGGGTCCAGTGGGTCCAGTGGGTCCCTGGTCACCTTGCGCCCCAGCAGCTCCAGTAGGTCCTGTCACTCCTGGGCGACCTACAGGTCCAGTGGGTCCCACATCACCATCTCTTCCTGGATCTCCCGTAGGACCCGTCGGACCCCTATCTCCTTGTGGGCCGATTCCGCCTTGCGGTCCTGTCGGCCCTGGAGCAGTAGAAGCTGCTCCTGTAGGTCCTGCAGGCCCCGTAGGTCCAGCGGGGCCAGGGGCGGTAGATGCCGAACCAGTTGGTCCAGCGGGTCCAGTAGGTCCAGTAGGGCCTATAGGTCCAGGAGCTGTAGAGTCAGCACCTGTAGGTCCAGCAGCACCTGTCGGACCTTGCGGACCCGTAGCTCCGTCTAATCCAGCAGAAAAGCAAGACCATCCGCTACCAGTGTACACACATATTTCATCACCGATAATCCAAGCGTCTCCAGTAGCTGGATCAGCGACGGCTCCAGTGGATCCAGTAGCCCCAATAACTTCTAGACCAGTGCCTGCTGGCCCCTCAGGTCCAGTAGGTCCAGTAGGACCAGGGTCCCCGTCAAAACCTCTAGGTCCATCGGCACCATCCTGACCATCCTGACCGTCTACTCCGTCTTGACCGTCTGCACCTGGAGCTCCAGGAGCACCGTCAGCTCCAGAGGGGCCAGTAGGCCCAGCAGGCCCAGCGGGGCCAGCGGGGCCAGCAGGTCCAGCGGGACCTTGCGGGCCGAGAAGAACCCCCTCAAAGCTGCTTACATCAATGTACGTTGCTGGGTCTACAGAAACAATAGCAGAACACAGGTCTTCCTCGATCGTTATTACGACCTGAGGGGAAGACGGACATTCAAGTTTTATTTCTATGGGGTCCGAAGAAGAAACATCTATGCAAGGGATGCAATCTGACATCAGGGAAGGGTTACGTCTTCGTTTACTTTAAATGTGCCGTACAGATAAGTCTTTGTGGTGGTAAATCCAGTTGACTGAAGGTCATAGACGTAAAGACCAGAAGCCACGTCCATGGCGGTCGCAGTCTTTTGTATAGTAAGCTTACTTCCACTAAGGGCGATTTCACCACCAGAAAAGGTCAAAATAGAGGTGCCAGTAGCATTATCAGTGTCGCTTTCCCTAACCTCCATCTTCCATCCATCACTAGGAACAGTAGTCGTCCCAAAATCCAGAACCATATAAAAGGTGTCTCCCCTCCTGCATATGATATCTAGGCGGGAAGCAGTATCAAGGTTGATGGTGTTTTTAGTCGTGTTACTGCTCATTTTGACTGTTCAATGCTTGTTGTATTATTTCGTCAGGAGAACTCTGCCCAGGAGCCGCTTGCTGAGCGGGTTCCTGTATTTCTCCTCTTTGACCTTGTCTTTGTGAGATAAGCTTGCTCTGATCGGCTGTCTGCTTCTTGACCCTATCGTCTTTTCTGTCTTCCTTGAAGACTTCCAGCTTCTCCCTAAACTCTTGATCGTCAGTCTTGAATCCGAGAGTAGCCTGCGCCTTAAGCATTTCAATCTCTTTTCTGTGCTCGTGACGCAAAACCTCCATCTGCGCTTCTAGCTGAGACTTAAGCTGCAGCGATTGTGCATCCAACTGAGCTTGCATCTGCATCTCTTGCTGCTTGGCTTGAGAAGCGGCCTGAGTGGACTGAATCTGTGCTTGGGACTGTGCCTGTACGTTCTGCTGAGCCATCTGCTGGTTTCTAGCCATACGCTTTTTTCTCCTCACAATCAGGAGGCGCTCGGCCTGGTTCACGTCCTTAAGCTGCCTAATAGCTATCGCGTCCTCTATATCGAGCTCCTTCTGAGCAAGCGAGGCCTGGATGTTTTGTTCCAAATACTGCTTTTCAATCTCTTCCATCTCCTTAACTACCGTAACCCCAAAGTTGTACATAGGGAGGTCGGAGAAGGTGTTGAGCAGGTTTATGTTCTCTTTTCCAATAGCGTTCTCATACGCTTTAAACAGAATACTTTCTCTAGGGATGACCTGAAGGCACTTAACTATATCAGCGCACACCTTCTTGAACAGCACCATAGATGAGTTCGTAATATCGTAGATGGCGTTATTGCCAGCTGCGATGGCTTGCTGCCTAACCCCCACGAGCTGGTCGCCTTTCGGGGTGGACGCATCCATAGCTTCGTTAATACCCGTAGCGTCACGTATCAGCCTCAAGTAGTGATTGTAGAGGTTGATGAACTCGTTGATGTTCCGTATGTTATTGCCGATTTCCCTGATGGGAGGATTCTGGAACCCGCCTTCAGGGTTTTTGCTTCTGTAGTAGAATACACCTGTCTGCTCGTAGATGTCATGGAGCTCCAGAGGCTGCAACTCCCCGCCTTTACCGAGCTGAACATTTTCGAGACCTTCGATATCAATGATGATGCCATCGGGCTTTGCTTTTGCGATTGCTTGCTGAATCTTCAAGTGCGTCAGCTGAAGCTGGTCGGCAAACCCGATGCAGCTATCTACCATCGATTTCGGGATATTACCATCAAGGTTAGTAGCAACAACACTGTAAGAGAGATTTGTGCGACTAAGGTCATGAGCGTTCTTAGGTACGTTCTTCTTTATCCCGTAGTTAAAAAGCTTATCGCACCCCATAACGTAGCTACCCCCATACACAGTTACATTGGGGAGCCTGGTTACAGACCTCTTGTAGACAGAGTTACTGGGGGCTTTGTAGTTTTCTTCTTTCTGGTAGAAACCTACATTCCCATACCTGTTTTCTTTCTCCTCGAACACCATCATGTCGACAGAAAGAAACTCGAAATCCAAAACGTCAACCATATACTGATCATACGCCCCACGGTTACTCCCCATGGTATTGTCATTCAAGTATGTTCTAACAGAAGTCGTGTCGTATTGATACCTCTTAGCTACGGTCTTGGCTATCTTATCGTACTCGTCGTCAGTAAACTGATCGCCAGCAATACGCTTCAACTCCTGCAAAGAGATCTTCTTTACGTGACCAGCGTACACTATATCCCCGAAGTTGGGGTCTTCAGTGTGGCTGTGTACGAAGTTCTTGGGGTCTACGTAGTCTACCTTTATACCGTAGTTCGGGTCGTTGCTCCTCTTGGTGACCGCCATACCCAGGGTGGCAATATCGTTTACACACCTCCTATAGGTAGAGTCGTTGAAGTCGTTCCACTTCAGGGTCATGTTGGTTGCCACCTGAGCAGCTACCTCTGATGCAGACTTGATGTTTGCATCCATGAATATTTCGGCCTCCTCCAGCGACTCTGGTATCTCTTGGCCTTGAGACAGGTCAACACCGACCTTTTCTTTTATCTGTGAAATTTTGTCCTTGTTCTCGACAAGCATCTTCACCCTGCGGCGCTCGGCATCTTTTTCAGATGATGATAGTGGATCGACAGCCTCAAGGTTTGGGTATGGTTCGCTAGAGAGAATCTTGTTGACTACGATCCTTACAAATTTCGGGAGGATGGGTACGGGCGTGAAGTCAAGGTTCAAGAAACTCCCGTCATTATTGCTGGGGTCCAAGCTGTTAAGGAGTTGCCTGTATATGCTCGTATCCTGAGTTCCGTTTGCGTAAGCCCTGTTGCGCTCGAACGTGCGGGCTCTTTTTTTATACAGGGAGTTATCCCTCTCAACAGCTCCCCATTGAGAAGAAATGGCCTTTGCATAAGAAAGGCCGTACTCCTTGCCTTCTTTATTTTCCTTACTCGCTAGTGGATCTGGAAAGCCTACGCTATTCTTCCCTTGCTTGCCGTACATCTAACGGCAAATATAATGAAATCATCTATGCCATTCTTTTGGCTTTGACTTTCTGAAAAAGCGCTTCCCTTCAAAGTTTGACTGCTTTCTTTCTTGCTTAAACTTTTGAGCCGCAAGCAGGGCCAGACCAGAACTAATAGTAAGGTCGTATTTGGTTCTGTTGTTTATCTTGTATCCTATCCAGTCTTCTAAAGTCCTGTTGAAATACATATTCCCAACCTTAGCATCATCAGCCCGAATGCCAACATGGTTGTGTATATACGCTTCTATCGCATGAGCGTGAGCCTGGATTACGTCAACAGAGTTAGACGGGATACCCTTGGTCTTTACTTTCATGGTTGACCCTGGAGGGGTAAGGTGTTTAGGCCTATCCATGACATAGCCATCCCAGCCTCGCTTCTCAAAGTACCTTACTATCCCATACTTGTTGTTCTCGATCAATAGTGGGTACCCGTAGAATACAGCAGCCATAAGTACATCTTCGTAAAATATACTGGCTAGATCTGGCCTGGACGCATACTCAAGCACAAACATGTTACTTGGGGTATTATCGTCCATATTGAACTTATTGTAGAGGTGCAAGGCCCCCTTTGACCCCCTACCGTCTACTGTCTCATCAAGGTCGTAAGAGTCGACACCACCGCACCCGAAGTCAGCAAATGGAGCTACGCGCTTCCCTTTGTGTTCAGCGATTATGTTTCTTCTGTCTTTAGGCGGCATCCAAGTCACCCTGAACCTCCCCCTGGGGTCTGGAGAGAAGATTACCTCCTTGTCTTTCACCTTCCAGATGAAGTTGCCTGTCACGACTGGGTCTGGATACATGTTGTTGTTCCAGTCTATCTGCTGATAGATCTTTCCAACGTTGAATATACTCCCTTCGATGCTGTCACGAAACGCCTCGTCTTCAGTTAGCGGGAACTGCCTTATAACTTCGTTGAGCTCAGAAGGGTCGTGTTTCAAGGACTTCCGTTCGTTTTCGAGATATTCTCTACTTCCTTGGTCTATAAGCTCTCCGTCGATACCTTCTACGGGTTTTGTCGGCTTTTCTGTTACGGGGTTACCGTACTTATCAAAAAAGCCCTCAAGAGCATGATCAGCAGGAATAAAGAGACGGTACAAGCCAGAACGAGTTCTGCCATTGTCATTTCTCTCAGTGGGGTCGGAGTCCTCCCAAAGGTTTTTGTATTCTTCGCCTCCTTTGTCCATTGGATTGACCGTACTCCCAACAAGAGCTTTGCCAACCACTTTTTTACCGACGATAAGACAAGTTCTTTCAATTCTCCAGGCTTCTTTAATGTCTACTGGCTTCTCCCACTTCCCAGCCTCATCAAGATAGAGGATATGGAGTTTCTCTCCGTCATAGGCGTTGTTGGTGGTATTCTTCCAGTTAATGATTGTGTTGAGCGCGTCACCCTTCTGTGACGTCTTATTCTTCTTGGTGATTCGTTTTGATGGTTCCCGAAAAGCGAGTTCCATACGTGGGTTCGTCGTTCCATCCTGAATGGGTTTAAAGAAGAATGGGTAACTCCGAAACATCGGAATCACCTTCTTCATGAAAATGTTCTCCTGAGCATCTTTACCAGTCTTTGACTGTATCCCCAACAGCTTATCTTTAACTTGTGTAGCTTCGTCAACAAGTACAGAAGCACAGATGTTAGTGTAGCCACTACGGCGACACTTAGTATAAAGCTGACCGATACAACGGCTATCAGCTTCGCACGCAGCCATGTGGAGAAAGATCTCACGCTGGAACGCAAGATACGAAGGATATCCGATATCGATCTTACTCCATTGGAGAAACATGTAGTGTCTCCCCGTAATATACGTAGGCACACCATTATTGTAAAACCAAATACCGTTGCGCCTGCGTTCAAACTCTTGCTCGATAAAAGGAGAAAAGGTCCGCCGAAATTCGGCTGGCTTCTCGAACCACTCATCCATACTTCTAATCCGCGACAGTTCTTGTGGCACATCGGTGCGGCGCCACATCTGCATCTGTTTAGGTAGGTCGTGGAAGAGAATTTCCGATTTTTTTGGCTTCTTCGGAAGAGCAATGTCAAGATCATAGATCTGAATAACCTCCCCAGGCTCACTTCCGCTGACCAACCGAATAGCTTCATCGGACTTGCCCATATCGGTTACTTTTGAAAGACGGGACCCCGACCTTTTTCTCAGCCAACTCCATGTACTTCCCGCATTCACACTTCACGTCGTGGCGAACCTGACCGTCAATAACCTTAATCGACACGCTCCCCGTGTGATCGGTGGTCTTACCACAATCGCACTTATACTTAGACATTTAATTATTTATATAGGTTGTGTTTTATTCTAAAATGACAAAAGAAGGGGTAAACCCACAAGACAAGAAAAGCGCCATACTAGCCTCGTTGTCTACTTTCACTTTAGCGAAAGATTCAGGCCATATCTCTCTGCACTTCTTTATCATGAATTTTCCTATACCTCTCTTCCAGTAGTCTGGGTGAACACAAACTCTAATGTCGTCATCTATAACCCCGACATACCCACAAGGAGTATCATCAATTAAGCAAACCCGATAACAAGACGAGTACTCGCTCATATACCTCTCTTGATCTTCTTTAGAGATGTGGGATGTCTTTATAAATCCATGAGAGACTTTGTCATTCATCCTAAGAAGACGAACAAATTCCCAATACTTTTTTGAACAATCAACTAATTCCATAGTACTCAAAACTAAGCCAGTCCTCATTCCCATCAAAAGCTTTAGATGTTTCCATCGCTACATCATTTCTAACCTCTCCAATTCTAGACATTTCTGATTTTATTTTTTCAAACAAGTCGTCTAGGTCTTTGTAGTCAACAGTGTGACCAAATCCAAGATGATCATGTTCCTGAGTAAAAGTTCTAACACCCATATGTCCCAGCTCCCACATAGCAGTACTTCCACCAATAGGTGTCGGCTTTACGTAAGCGAAACAGTCAGCGTAATATTTCAGTTTTAAATCTCTTTCAGTCTGTCCGTCAGTCCAGATCACCCTATCTCCGAACTCACTTATAAGCGGCTCAATTACTTCCTTCCACTTATAGTGACTTGCCCTGTTCCCCCACTGGCCTTTGTATACATATATTTTTTCACCCAACGGTACTGGCTTCCAATAATCGTATTCTTTTAGCGCCGTTACGTGATTGTAGACCTTGACTCCAAGGCGTTCTAATTTATCTTTAAAAGGACCATAAGAAACGTGATACGCATTTGGGTCGTCCTTCCACTGATGACCGTGGAAGTCTATGTCATTGCCAAGAAAGACAATGATTTTTGGACCTACATGATTGTTTATGAGCCTTATGTCTCTTTGACTGTATACTCCAAAAAAAACAACAGGCTTGGTGATATCCTCGTAAGCGTCAAAAAACCACCTTCGCATTATGCCTGGTTTGAACTTTGGCATATTATCCGAAACGTGAGCTTGAAAAAACCTTCTTTTCATTTCATTTAATTGTACCCCCGCCAGGGTTCGAACCTGGGACCCACAGCTTAGAAGGCTGTTGCTCTATCCAGCTGAGCTACGAGGGCATTGCACGAAGGTATTCTTTTCCGAATGAATAGTATACGCTTCGCAATGACGAGGTGAGCAAGTGGAGCAGACCATGCCGATCAGGCACAACCCCATGAGTGTTATTCCCTTTCCCATGACAGAACTTTGTTTGACGTATCGACGTAGTCCATGAACATACTGTCGACTTTAGAATGATATAGATGAACCCTGTAGTAATACTCAGATCCTTTGGATCCAGGTGTCGTCTGTATTACATACGGGTCTACTTTTACGCCAATCAAGTTGCTGTCTATGCTTAGAGTAGCAATGTAGTCGGGCTCCAGTGTAGCCCTGTACTCCTGCAGGAATATGGTGTCGAGATAGTTGTACGCTGGGACCTCTCTTTCTTTAAGGTCGGCCTCAAGGGATCTAGATACGCCAGCATAAGTACCGCAAGCACCAAGGCCAGCAGATACAAGAATAATCGAAAACAACCTCCATCCATTGAAGATGAACTTATCTTTTTCCATTGACAGAATTTTCTCAAAGGTAAGTAAAAATGTTGGGGCGGCGGGACTCGAACCCGCAACCTTCTGTGTATAAGACAGATGCTCTAACCAGCTGAGCTACGCCCCAGTTGGTCCACCTCAAATGCGTAGGAGGTCGTCTGTCGATTATTTACTTGATCTTCGCTTCGGCCTGTTGTTAGCCCTGTTTACAGAGGCTTTGATGAACCTTTTGATTCTACCCCCTTCATGAGCTGCATCCAGACCATCTCCATTCCCATAGGTCCCTGCTCTCCTGTTGTGTCTGTTGAGCTCTGCGCGGTACCTTTTGGCTGCCTTGGTCTTGCCGTACTTTCTGTATTCCTTTTTATAGTCCCTCATCTTTTATGAAAACGCCATCGACAGTCTTACCTGTGCGATTTGCGATTTCATTGTAAGCATGCGCAAGACACTCGGTAGAGCTGAACCCTAGCTGAACCGCTAAGATAAGGACTGTAACAAGTACGTCTCCGATAGCGTCCTTCTGGGCTTCTCGTTTGTGTTTCGCTATAGATCCCGCGAGCTCCCCTACTTCTTCCGTTACCTTCAGCATCTGGCCGAAAGCGTTATCGGGGTCCATCAACCCGCGTTCGTCGGCCCACGCCAGGACCGCCATAGCTAGCTCATCCAGAGTAGCTGTCTTCGTATTCACCATTCCACTCATCGTTAAAATAAATATGATTGTTGTTTGTGCTGTCTTGAGTCCACGTCAAGTTCGGAGTTCGATCACTTACTGAACTTCTCTGCAAACCCGCCTGAGTAGTCTTTGTCTTCTTCGACCTGTCCATTTTCTTGTAGCTCTTTCACCATAGTCTCCAGCGACTGCCTTTCACGAAGCAGCTCTTTGCAGTCTATGGCTGTTTGTTTCACTGATTGAAGTTCGGCTTTTCTTGCGCTTCCATTGACCTCTTGGTCCACTGGCTTTTTAACTTCTTCGATCATGTTATCAATGGCGATAGCCATCGCATCCATGAGCTTCACTGCTGCGGCAAGGGTATTAAAGTTTGTAGAGGAGTTCTGTGACCGCGACCCTGTAGTATTCTTTTTCATCAATTTTAATTCTGTAGTCCCTGTTCTTTTTGAAGCCAACCACGTCACCATCGGATACTCCGAGGTCATCAAGCTCTTCGGATGGAAAGGATACCACACCTGTCGTTACTGGGTCCTCTTTCAGTTTGACGACTTCTATCGTGCCTTCTTCAGGTCCTTGATCATTTTTATCATGAGGCTCCAGCAGACACCAACCCTTGATTGACTGAATCTCTCCCGTATCCTTGCTCTTGTAGGCAATCGCTTGATTGTACGCCGCATGAATTGGGTTATAGATGACCATATACCACTTATCCAACTCGCTAATTGGCATACCACCGTCCACGACCACGTGGTGGTGAAAGTACAAAGTATCGCCAACCTTAACTGGAGTCTCCCTATTGCCTGGGACAGCCAGGACTTCACCTTCTGTAGTTCTGTGATCAAACTCATTGAATCTTGTGTCTATGTACAGCTCTAACCCGCTGTCGGTTTTCATAGTGTCGTTGGTGGTGTTTTGTATCTTTACAATGAAGTTATTTATGGATTTCATATATTAAAAATCTAGATCAAATTCGAGCATACATGGCATATCATCAATCACCTTCCAAAGGACAGTGCCCTCTTCATCTCCTGTGTACACTAGGTATCGGATCCTGCTGTACTTGTGCAAGTAGGCGTCGTCCTGTACGATAGCAGCTACCTTGCTATCGCCTACCCTCATACCCAAGAAGTAGGCCATCCCGTTCTTCGGGTCTTTCCCGATGACGATTTTTCTTATAAGTCCACTCATCAGTTCAGCGATATCCCCATTCCTCCAAGCAAATCGTCGAGGTTGTCAGATTCATCCTGAAACTGACGGGTCATTATTTCTTTTATTACCTCCAGCTCATCGCTGCTATCCAGGTTGTAGCTAAACACGCTCTTAAGCTGAAGTTCGTCCCCTAACTCTGGGGTTCTTTCCTCGTCGTCCCAGTCTACGTCTAAGACTCCTATAAGCATAGCCGACATCACTCTATCTTCGTACTTGTACTTCTTGATCAACTCTTCAATTTGTACGATTAGAGAATATACCTCCGCTATAAATTCCTTGTCGGTGCTATTCATAATTCAAAGATAAGTATTAATGCCAAAGTCTAGAGTTTCCAAAAAACGCATGTTCCGTGACTTCTCCTTCCTCAAGGAGGTCTACGTATCGAACAATGGATTGAAGAACCTGCACCGTGTCCGTAAAAATTTTTGCGATTCTAACGAAGTCTCGTTCAGTCACCTAGAGTTTCTATTGTGGTGCTACGACCTAGAGTTCTTTACTATATCGTATGCCTCAGAGGAATACGGGATGAACCATGACAACCTAGCCAACAGGGTCATATACCCCCTTATGAAGCAAGGGTATCTGTACAAGCACTTCGACAAGCTTACCCCTTCAGCAGAGCTTGAAGATCATCTTTTCAGGGATGAAACCAAATACAACTATAGGGTTAGATATGCTCTAACTCAGAAAGGTCGGCTCCTGGTTCAACGATTTTATCGGTCTTTAGACTAAAGTACCCAAGGTCGAGGAGCTTAAACTCTTCGTACTCTTCTACAAGCTCTGACCTGTTCTTATATCTAGGGTACACCTGCGGGGATTTTCTCATGTAAGACTCATAAGAGTGTATGTTCGTGCTGTCCTTAATGTCGAAACAATCGTTAGGCTCCGAGCTTATTCTTTTCACAACGCTGGCGTTCCACTTTGATTCAAACGCCTCGTTGATCTTTCCGTCGAAGTTGCACGTCTGATTTTCTGCATACACACTTCTGAAGTTGACTGCATTACTCAGAGAGTAGTTTAAATAGAACTGCCCACTTGAACAAAGGTGTATATCCTGTCTAGTTTTAAAAACACAAGTTTCTTGAATTTTGGGGTCTGAATGCATCACACAAAACTTGTTGCTCCCAAAGGTTACTTGCTTTGATCCTTCTAGTGTTTTAATGCATTTTTCCCAAAACCCATCTGAGTGTATGTTATTGCTTCCTAGCCAGCATATATAATCCGTCTCTTTCATAAGAGCGCTAGTAAAAGCAAAACTGAATTTCTTACTGAGCGGAGTGTTTGACTTATCTAAGTGTTCCAGCCCAAGCTTTTCTGCGTACTCCTTTTGCTTTGGCTCACAGCTAGCGCAACCTATAACTATACCCTGAGACCTGTGACCAGCCTCATTGAACATCTTCACGACTTTCGCCATGTGCCACATAGACATCCTGGTGAGTTCAGGACGCTTGTGGTACAGCATGAAGAAACACACTGAACGCTTCTCCATCACCAAACAGAATAAATAACCTTTCCGTTTTCATCCCTGGATGCTTTATGCACTCTGTTCCTGTTCTCCCTGTCAGAAACGTATGACACATGCACCCACGCAGGGGAGAGGTCGGTCCCTTGCTCCCATATCAACTGATCGAAATCCAGGTTTTCTTTTATGTACCTGAATATATCAGCGTTGGATATTTCCCCGTATACGTCTGCATCCAGGTCGAGAGCCTGTCCCCGCATATGCTGAGATGTCACCGACCCGCCAATCTTGCTGTTCAACTTAGCCGATCTATATCCAGACGAGACATATATCGGCACTCCGAAGTGGTCTCGTACTGGTTGGAAGATATGCTGCGCAATCTCCCTAAGATTGGCGATCTCCTTTTTGTTGGGCTCGTTTTTCAGCCCTAGGCGTGCTGCCGTTATACTTTTTGTACACTCTTTTAGAGTCAGGTTTTTGGACAGTTTCATTCCTCTTCTTGTTGAAGTCTTTTAATTTCATTCGTGGGTTAAAGTAACCCTTATTTCCCATTTCGACCCTGTGCGGCTATGATGTCTAGAGCAATCATAGCATCAAGCGCAGACTTTGTAGGGTACTTTTTTACCTCTCTACCCCCTTCACGAGACTTAGTTACACGCTTGGTGAGCTCACCTTCAGGTCCATACTTGGACTTAGTCTTGTACCTTTCTGTAAAAACTCCTGGAAATCTTCTCTGTAACCAGTTTAAGTTTTCTCCACCAGTCTCTACGGTCTTTTTTCTTCCTCCTTCAGGAGTCATCTTAGTAAAACCTTTGTACTTATTAAAGGTTTTTTCGTAGTCGTCTCTGTCTAAGTTACGAGTTAGATTATAATGTCTGTCAAATTCGTTGTTTTTATAGACGTCTCTTACCCCATGAAATTTTTGGTCGATGTAGCGCCTGCCTGTAGGAAGCCCTATGATCTTGCGAGGTTTACCTTTAGGAGATAACCTGACCAACTGAAGAATTTCTTTCAATCCAGCGTTGTGACCTTTAACAAAACCTTGCTGTCGAGTATCCCCATCAATTCTATTATAAGGCGCTACAGTTGGTGGGTAATAACTTTTAAACGCTCTTTCTGTTGGGAATCCGCCAGGTGCGTTAGAAGATAAGAATCCACCAGGTCGCCGCCGTTTAGGGTCACCGTTCATCGCCTAACTCCTCTACCCATTAGAATGTCGGCCATTGTGACCTTCCCGTCTTTGTTCAGGTCAGGGAACTTACCGCCTTTACGGTAGATCCTACCTCCGCCCATCATCTTTCTACCAGGGGCTGGCTGGCCTCCTTGACCGCGCATCTGGCCGAGCTTCTCCATAAGGTCCTCCATCGGGGAGGCCCCAGGACCGCCAAGGTCTTTTGTGGCTTCGTAACCGCGATCTTGAGCGTCATACGTCTTTTCATCGAGAGACCACTCACCGCTTTCGTTCTTTACGATCGGGAAGTCCTCGTCAGGGAGGAACATGTTCCCCTCTTCGTCCTGACCTTGGGCGTACTCATTCCAGTTTCCGTAGACTTTGAACGAATTCTCATCGCGGCTCCATTCTTCGTCGCTAGAGTCGAAGTCAAGATCTTCGTTCTGCTTGTTGAACCAAACGTACTCCCTCATGCTCCCGTCAGGAGCTTGTTCTTGTCGGACGGTAGAGGCGTATTGACCGATCATGTTATCAGCATCGGTGCCGCCTCCTTGCTTCTTCTCCATCATTTGTCTGATCATGTCAGACATGGTGCTATTGTTCATCATTCGTAAGGTCTATCTGGGTTATATCGCTGAAGTCTATCGAGCAGGGTTCTAATTCTGGATTGATCAGGTCTCTCTTGCTTGAGTCCCATGCCTCTATTGGCGGCGTACTCCTTAGACTCTCGGAACTGTTCGTATTGAAAACCGTCGCCGCCCATCGCGTTCATCTGAACAACATCGTCGATCTCATAATCTCCTTGGCTGTTTCTTCTAATCGCGTATGGTGCATCGCGCAGGAACTCCCCAGTCACTCCATACTTAGAGAAATCCCCGTAAACCTTAACGGCGCCCTTTTGCATCCAGGCACTGTCGGGCGCCTCCCACGGAAGGTCTTCTCGCTGATCTTGGTCGTACCAAACGAAAGTTTTTCCGTCCCGATCCCTTCGAATCGTAGAAGCCAAATTGCCATCGAGAACCTTTTCAGGCATGTCTCCAGACCTGTCTGGCTTCTTCTCCTTGTCCATCATCTGCCTGATCATGTCAGATGTGGTGCTATTGTTCATCATTAGTACTTCGGGATTCGGTATTTAGTTTTCTTCTTGTCCTTCTTCACGAGCGCCTCTCCGCTGCTGTAATCCATCTTCTTCTTGTCGCTGATCTTCTTGATCGGGGTGTCTTTACTCCCTCTAGCTTTGAATTTGGTTACAGACGTGTTTCCTCGCTTACGCTTGGTGATCAGCTTGCCTTCTACAGGGTAGGTCTCACGATCCACCTCTACATCAAACTGACCCTTCTCTACGTACCTTCTATTATCCTGTCGCTTTTGCTTCCTGGATACCTTCCCCCCGTCTTTGTAGGACTTCTTAGCTCTCATGCCCTCCTACCGCTTCTCCTAGCTTGACGCCTTTCTCTGCGGACGTCCTTCCTAGTAGCTCCTTGAGCGACAACCTTACCGCCGTCCTTCATCTCCTTATTGGGCTCTTTGTAGTGCTTACCCATACCACCCTTAATAGCCCTGTGTGCTGCGGCGCCACTAATCTTTCTGGTCTTTTCCTTGGTCTTACCGCCCATCGTCCTCTTCTTTTTCGTTACGGTTCCAGAACCCTCATCGTAAGTGGTGGTTTTGGACTTGTAAGTGTTGTTTTTGGCGCCACCACGGACCTTGTCCTTTGTCAAAGACCTTGTGTTACCCGCAAGGCCTTCTTGCTGATAAGTCTTGGATTTGTTTGTGTTTCTTTTGTCAATGCGCTTACCGTAAATCTTACCGCCGTTTTCCATCCTTACGATCGTATCGGCAGCTCCCTTATTCCTAAGCTTGGTTACAGTACCGTCCTTTTTGGTTACGGTCTTTGACTTCCCAGTAGCGCTTCTTGTCGTTTCTACCGTTCGGCCAAACCTCTTCTTGTTCTTAACAGTTGCGTCCTTTCCTTCTCCGAAGGGGTTAGATACGTATCTCTTTGTTTTGTTCTGACCGAGAAGACCTCCAGACTTGGTTTTACCTGAGGCGTCTACAGTTTTTTCCCTCCTGGAAAGAGGTGAGGATGATTTGTATCTGAGTTTCTTGAGTGCTTTCATGTCACAAATATATACCAATATTATCTTTTGCCACTGACTCTGTTTCTTCTCTTTTTAGGCTTCATGACGCAAATATAAGAAGACAGTCTTTGCGCCTACACAGCAAACAGCTTCCTGACTCCCTCTCCAACTAAAAAAACCCTTCTTGGAAGCTTCCCGCAACTCGGCTGTCCACTGACCCGCTGAGCTGCAGGGCGAAGTTACAGGATATTTCTGACATATGCAAGTCTTGAAGTAGATTCTAACGCATCCAAGCTAATTTGTTGTGTTAGAACAGACTACCCGCTTAAAAATGGGGTGAGTAATACAGATCCTGGGGAGGGAACACACATACCAACGCACGCACACACACACCCAAACGCATTCTCGCACCCCGACCCCTCGCATAATGCGCAAGAGTCGGCAAACATTCAGCTTTTTACCGCAATTTGCTCTGCTTCAATGGGTTAGACTGCTGGAGTTACAGCACAGCTTGAGGTGACTCCTCTGCTTACGCAGAGACTCAGGGAGGGGACAACCACACCCTTAGGCTTTAGCCTACCACCTTGCATTCCAAGCTGATAGCACACTGCTCTTCGCAAAGCCATGCAGTTTGGCAGGCATAATGCACTGAAAACCATAGGGCTTGGTGCATGAAGCTCTGCTTCGTGTTGCGAGGCTTCTTGTTTGCAAAACCAATGGGGATAAAACCCTATTACTAACACAATACTTGTATTGTATTAGTAGCTCATTTTCATCAATGCCAATAGAAACGGCTAAAATACCAACACGAAATCGGGGTCGGGTCATGTGCGTGTAGCCGAGCGCGGCTGATGCGATGGTGCTATGCGAATCTTCGCCTGTTTCCACGCGCATAATGCGCAGGAGAAATCGCGCACCAGATTGTCGGCTTCAGATTTGCGATTGTCCTCGAACTTATCCCTAACTTTGCGGTCAGCCTCGGCACCGAAGTCGTGGCGTTCAAACACTCACCTCATGGCAAACATGACCTACACCCTCACCGACACACAGAAGGCGTCCCTCACCCTCGCAGGACGGAAGTCCGCCAACCGCCAACTTTGGGCGGCAGAGAAGGCTGACCGCGCCAAGCTCAAGGCGTACACAGACAAGAAGGAGCGCACGGCAACCAAGGTTGCCAAGAAAGCTGACAAGCTGAAGCGCAAGTCCATCGAGGCTGTCTATGCCTCCGTGTCACAGACACACTCACGGGGCGTAGCCCTCCTGCCCACGAAGCCGCTGGACTCCAAGGTTCAGTCGGTCACTGCCAAGCGCCTCAAGCGCAAGGCACGGAAGGGTGCCAAGGACTCCAACGGCAAGCTGGAGGCACAGGCACAGAAGCAGTCCCTCGCCAACACACAGAAGCGTGCCGCGAAGACCGCACCCAAGGTTGACGTGGTCTGGGACGAGGCTACCAACCGCCGTGTCGAGGTCGAGGTCGAGGTCAAGAACCCTGCCAAGGCACACGCCATCACACAGACATGGGTGGACTACGCCGATGTGCCTGACGGACTCACGCTGGAGGATGCCTTCCGCTGGGCTTCCCTGCAGGACGGCTACGGTTGCCCTGCTGACGAGGTCTCCATGGACGATTGCCTCTGACACACACAGGAAGCGTACACAGGTGACCCTTCGGGGTGGGTGGTTCGATTCCCCCCTGCGCTCAAACACACAGACACATGAAAGACATGAACAGACAAGCGGCGGCTAACGCCCTCATGGGTAGCACCCCACAGACAGACGTGAAGACCATCACGGTAATTTACTACGGCGAAGTGCCCTTCTACCTGAGTGTGGTCACACAGGTGGCGGGTAGCCACAGACACGAGTGGAGCCACCTCTACAACGGCTTCGCTGACAAGGTTGCCCAGCAGATGCTGGAGACCGACGAGTTCAAGGACTACACGCTCATCAAGCAGGTACGCTGACACACACACGCACACAGATCGATTTCAACACTCACAGACATGATGAAAAGACTCTCCAACCGCTCCCTGAACCTGCTCAACTTCACCTCCCTGATGGGTGTGTGTGGGTTGACCACCATCCCCCTCGGCTACTTTGGCGAATGGGCTATCGTCCTCGCATGGCTCGTGTCCTTCTGCCTGTGGATTGAGTCCGACTATGAGCAGGGGCGGCGCGGGCTTCACCCGAACGGCAACGTTTGACTACCCTAAAGGGTAAGAAAATAAATTTGGAAAAGTGGGAAAGTTGTGCTTAACTTTGCAGAGCCAACGGCAACCGACCCACGGCACACATCAAAACACTCACA